GATGTTTGGGGTAACGAAATATGAAAATAAAATTAGAACCTTTTGAAGTACAGATGGCAGCAGAAGTTGCTAATCGAAGATTTATTGAAAATCTTAAAATGGGTAAAAACTTTTCTTATGGATATAAAGGAACTGTAGAACAGACTATAGCTTTGGGAGTCATGGGAGCTTCGGCAGAACTAGCTTTTTCTAAAGCAACAAACACCTATTTTAACGGATCTTACTCAGACCAATACTCAAGATATACCGATTCAGATATGCAAAATCAAATAGAAATTAGATCGCAAAAAAGAAAAGATTATAACTTTTTATTAATAAGACCTGGAGAAAAAAAAGCTAGATATGTTTTAGTTATTGATGAGGGGGATTTTGAATTTACTTTAATAGGCTGGTTTCCATTCATAAATGATATGCCTGAAAAATTGTCAAACTTTGGTTTTGTTAATAGACCACCAGCTTATAAAATAGAGATCAAAGAACTATATCCTTTAGCTGATTTAAAAACTTAATTAATAATGTATAGGGGATTGACATTGTTTGTATAATACATTAAAGAATCAAATATGCTTTTAAAAATTGGGAAAGAGTGGTTACACAAAAAAAACGGAGGTTGTTTTTCTGCTACTCACATGAGTCCTTCACAAATTAACAAACCTATAGATCAATGGCTTTACGATTATTGCGTTCTTGATGCAGAAGATAGAAAAAAACTACCAGCTAATATGCCAATGAACTTTGGAAGTATAATTGGAACTGCGTTACAAGACATCATAGTTCATAAGTTAACAATTAAAGAAGTAATGGGAGGTAAAAAATAATGTCAGACTACGAACAAGCTATGAAAGTTAATCAACAACATAAGTTAATTAATGGAAAGCTACAAAATCAATTAAGCAATATGCAATTTGATAATAAAAAGTTAAAAAATAAAGTTCAAGACTTGGAAGCTAAGATAAAAGAATTAGAAGAAGCTCCAACAAAAGTAATGTTAGTAACAAAAGAAAAGGAATCAAATGTCAGAACAGACAACAACACCGAAAAAAACAAGACAAGTAAATAGGGAAGAAACATCAAAAGGCTCATTTAAAGAACGATATGCTGAGTGCATTAAACAATTAAAAACTGTTCCTACTGTAAGCATTAAAGGTAAATCTTATTCAACTGTTGCAGAGAGACATAGGCATTTAAAGAAGTATTTTCCTGAGTCTAAAATAGATGAAGTATTAATTTTTCATGATGTAGATAGAGTTATTGTTAAGACAACTCTTTATATTGCCGATCAACCTTATGCAGTTGGTCATGCAGAAGAAATTAGAAGTTCGTCTTTTATAAATAAAACAAGTGCAGTAGAGAATTGTTCAAGTTCAAGTTTGGGTAGATGCCTGGCAAGTTTTGGTCTTCATGGTTCAGAATATGCAAGTGCTGATGAATTAACTGTGGCTTTAATAAAACAAGGACAAGGCACAACACAAGTTTCAATCAAAGATAAAATAAATGCACATACAACTGAGACAAAGTTAAATGCTCATTATTCAGATTGGGAAAGAGAAAATGACTCTATAAAAAAGTCATTTGAAGAAAAACAAAAAAGCATAAAAACAAATGGAGGAACAAATGCAAAAAGTTGGTAAACCAAAAGATTGGATCTTATTTAAACATGATCCAGCACATGAAAAGTCAATCAATATAGATTTTTCAGGAACTATAAATCTAACCAATGGATTTAAAGGAACTGTCTTAGCTTCTAAAGGAGTATCTAAAAATGGTAACACTAAATTCTTAAGATTGTTTAAACAAACAGGTGTTCTATTTCTTGGGGATGAGGGAAAGTTTACTGGTGATATGACAGACGTTGAGATAGGTGGTAAAAAAGCTCTTATCGGTTGGTCTAATGATAAATCTGAAACACCACATATTTCAGGTTATGCAAATGAGCCACAAGTTAAAGAAGAAGCAAAGGATGATAAAGCACCATTTTAATGAATATACTATTCATTATAATGCACCTTACTAATGGAGCAATAGCAGAAGCAACAGTTAGTGTTGTTGCTCCAAAGATTCTTTGTGGTGATGCAATAAAAACTATTGCTGTGTTAAGCACTAAAGAAAGCACAATTAAATATAAAGGAAATAAAGTTTACCTTTACTACTGTAAAAATAAAAAAGGAGAATACGTTGAGTAATATAGAAAACATAAGCAAACTAACTAAAGAATTAGAAAAATTATTAAATGACAAACAGGCTCAATATGGAAATTTTGACAACACTTCTTTTGCCATGCAAGGAATATTGGAAAGTATTTTAGCTGCTCATAATGGTCATAAGGTAAGAGTACCAAGTAATATTTTTGGTTGCTTTATGCAATTTCTTAAAATTTGGAGAACGATTGTTAACCCTATTTACAAAAAAGATACTTATGATGATTTGGTTGGTTATTCAGAATTAAATAGAAGATTAAAAATAAAGGAATCAGAAGATGAAGAATAGAATACCAATGACACCAGTAATGCTAAACCTCTTGAACTTTATTAAAAAATATGTCAAAAAGAACAAGTATTATCCAACATTTCAGGAAATGTGTGAAGGATTAAATTACAGGTCAAAAAACTCAATAACAGTTTTGATTAATAAACTTGTTAAAAGAAATGAGATTAAAAAGATAACAGGGTATAGAAGAAATATAGAACTGAATGACTAGACAAACCAAAAAAACTTTTCAATTATTATCTATATTAAAAAAATGTAGAGAAAAAAGTAAGTTTGGTTTAGCTAAAAAATTAATTAGCAAATATAAAATTGATAAGAAAAAACTTGAGGAAAGTTATTATGATTAAAGTTGAAAAAACAACATTGATAGAAATGAATGTAGAGTTTAAACAAATTTTTGATGGAGCAACTATTGAGGAAGCAACTGAAAAAGCTCATAGTCAAGAATCGCCAAGTGAAACCGCCAAGTGTACTATCGCAGGTCAAAGGTTTCTTAATGCGAAAATTAAACAGATCAGCGATACATCTAATGATGACAGAACCAAAACAAATCCAAAATCTAGAAATGAAACAGCAGAAGATGGTGGAAAAAATGTATAAATATAAAAGATTATTTCTTTCATATAAACATAAGCTGCCACAAGTTTCAGAAAAGATAATGGAACTAAAACAAAGACAAGATAAAGTAAGCACTTAAATCTTGTCAACATTGATAAATTACACTAGGGAGTAATCTATCCTTGTCTTAAAATGAAAGGAAAAAAAAATGATAAATGAAACACAACAAACTCAAGTTACTCTTGTAGAGGAAAATGAATCTTGGAATATAAAAATAGGTAAGGCTTTAAAATTAGAAAGAATAAGAAACGGAAAAACACAATCAGATATAGGAAAGATAATTGATGTTACTTTCCAACAAATTCAAAAATATGAAAAAGCTAAAAATTCTATTAGTGAATTTAAATCAAGAAAAATAATTAAATCTTTTGGTAAAGACTATGAGCAATTTCTAAGGGAGTATAATGTTCACACCAGTTAGAGAAAAGTTAAACACTTTAATTCCTGATGCTAGTGAGATAGATTCGTTTAATCATTTCTCTAGCATTGTGGAAAGAATGGTTGTTAATGGACATGAAGCTCACAGAACTATTCCTGACTATGAAAATTGCAAACCTGAAATAGAAGCCTTTAAAGTTTTTGAAGGAATTAATATTCCTGTTCATGGCTATTGTGATTTTAAGGGTAAAGTTATTATTGAAGATAAGTGTAAGTTTCCTAAAAGGGGAAGACCTAAAAAAGATGGAACAAGATCATGGTTGACAACTAAGCTACCTGACATAATTCCTGAGTACAATTTAACTCAAGTAGATTTTTATTATTATGCTACTGGTTTACCTATCTATCTTTGCTACATTAATGAAGAAACTTTTAAAGTTTTTCACAAAGATAATTGTGAACTATTGACTCCTGAAAGCATGGATTCAAGAAAAGAATCCTTCATACAAAAATGTAAAGTAAGACAGAACATACTTAAGATTAGCCATGATGCAAAAGTTATTAAAGACTTTGTAGTTCCTGACTTTGGTCATTACTTTTGGAGAAATAGTTTAGATCCCACATATCTAGAAAAAGCAAAAAAGTTTTGGGCTAGTTAATAGTTGGTGGTAATTAAATGCTGTAAACAGTATCTCCCTTGATTACCACCTATTATTAATTACCAATCTGTAAGTGGAATAATTTTTTTCTCTAAGTATTTATCAAAGCAACTTTTAATATCTTTTTTGTGAGCTTCGCAAAAGTATTTCTTTTCAGCGTTAACAATCCAACCACCCTCATTACTCATTAAAGGTTTATTGCAAATATGGCACTCACCACATTTAATTGTTGTTTTTGATTTGTTCCAAGTTTTCTTTTTGCCCACCATCACCCCAGTTCAATAAGAGAACTACGCCTAAGAATTTTTATATGCTTTAGCACTTATTGTACTTTTAGCTTTTGATTTGCTAGTACC